GCATCTAATGAAAGTTATGAGGAATATTATAAAGATTTAATATGAATCTAGAAAATGTAATTTACAAATTACAAAAAACATTAGAAAGAAGAATACAGGCATTGGCAATCTCTGTAACGTCCGGAGGGGTTGACAATATGGAGACTTATAAGTATATTATCGGACAAATTAATGCACTGGAATCAGTGCGACAGGAACTCTCTAACCTGCTAAATGAGAAGGAGCAAAATGACGGAACAATCGTCGACATCAAAGACGGAAAACCCAAAGCATAAACATGCTTTAGCGGAAAAGTACAAAGAAGAAACAGAAAAATTACCAAAACCTACAGGTTGGAGAATTTTAGTTTTACCATTCAGAATGGGTGAAAAAACTAAAGGTGGAATACTTATGGGGCAAGACACATTGGACAAACAACAGGTTGCATCACAATGCGGTAACGTATTGGCGATGGGATCGCAATGTTATAAGGATAAAGAAAGATATCCAGACGGTCCATGGTGCAAGGTTAATGATTGGGTAATATTTGCGCGTTACGCAGGGTCACGCATACAAATAGAAGGCGGGGAAATTAGGTTGTTGAATGAAGATGAAATTTTAGCAACTGTCAAGAACCCAGAAGATATCCTGCATAAATTTTAACATAGGAAGGAAACTATGCCAGAAGAAAATAAGATAAAGAAAGAAGATCCAAAGGTAGAACTAGACACTTCAGGTCCTGAAGTGGATGTAGCCATTCCTGAGGAAAAAACGGAAGAAGTAGTAGAAACCAAGGAACAAGAAACAGTAAAAGAAGTAGTTAAAGAAGAACCAGTAAAAGAAGAGCCAAAAGAAGAAGATACTAAGCTTGAAGAATATAGTAAAGGTGTGCAATCACGTATTGCTAAACTCACAAGAAAAATGAGAGAAGCAGAACGTAGAGAAGGTGCTGCTGTTGAATATGCTCAAGCTTTAGAATATCAAAGAAGACAAGATCAGTCTCAATTTAAAAAAATGGATACTGATTACTGGTCTAGATTTGAGAAGAACGTTAAAACTGGAATGGAGTCTGCCCAAAAGGAATTGGCAACGGCCATTGAATCAGGGAACGCGGAAGCTCAAGTCGAAGCTAATAAACGTATTGCTACGTTAGCATTTGATAATGCTAAATTGGAGCAAAGAAAGTTGGCACCTGTTGTAGAGGAAAAACCTGTACAACTTTCAGACGGTGGAAGATTACCACAGCAAACACCACAGGAACTTCCTGATCCAGATCCTAAAGCGGAAGATTGGGCTAGTAAAAACGCATGGTTTGGTAAAGATAGAGCCATGACATTTACTGCCTTTGAAATCCATAAGGATCTAGTAAATGAAGGATTTGATCCTAAATCGGATAGTTATTATTCTGAAGTAGATAAAAGAATAAAAGTTGACTTCCCGCATAAATTTGCTATAGGTGGTGATGTAGAGCAAACGTCCAAAACCAATCAGTTGGTTGCTTCAGCTCAGAGAAGCGTAAGACCTGGACGCAAAACTGTGAGACTCACATCTTCACAGGTAGCAATAGCTAAAAAATTAGGTGTGCCACTCGAAGACTATGCGAAACAATTAAAACTCACGGAAGGAGCATAATATGAAAAAAGACGATACAAAAACTTCACGTGCGAGTCAAACACGGCAAGAAACTGAAAGGCCAAAAGTGTGGACTCCTCCATCTTCTCTAGATGCACCCCCTGCACCTGATGGATTCAGGCACAGATGGATACGGGCAGAGAGTTTAGGGTTTCAAGACACTAAAAATATCTCTGGAAGATTAAGATCCGGTTATGAATTGGTGAGAGCCGATGAATATAAGGGTTCTGATTATCCTGTAGTCACTGAAGGAAAATACAAGGGAGTGATTGGGGTTGGTGGCCTTGTGCTCGCAAGGGTGCCCGAAGAAATCGCGAAGCAAAGAACTGAATACTTTAAGCGTCAAGCTGAAGGTCAGGATCAAGCGGTAGAACACGATTTAATGAAGGAAGAGCATAAGAGTATGCCTATCGATGTTGACAGGCAATCTCGTGTAACCTTCGGTGGTACAAAGAAAAGTTAATTTTTTAACTATTCTCGGGATAACAACCAATTCCCTATCATCGATTTAAATTAATCGTCCACTTCGGTGGACAAAAGGAGTAAAACTATGGCTAATAGAAATAGCGCAGGATTTGGGCTTAGACCAGCAGGGACGTTAGGTAATACACCAGCGACTCACGGTCTTTCTCAATACTGGATAGATGCTGGAGCTACAGTTGATTTATTTCACGGCATGGCGATGAAATCGTCTGGCGGATATATGATCACTGGTGAAAGTGCAACTACTGTTACAACAATAGGTGTACTGCAAGGTATCTTTTATAATGCGGCTACTACTCTGAAACCCACATGGGCTTCATGGTACGACGCAACAATTACTCCGGCAAACAGTGAAGACACTCAAGCGTTTGTTAATGATTATCCTTTCCAGAAGTATACAATTGCAGCTGATGCGCTAGTAGCATCATCAGTTCCTGCAGCTCACGTACTATTTATGGAAACTTATTCCGTGTATGCAAATACAGGTGGAAATACGACTACAGGAAACTCAACAACAACGCTCGATATCGGAGCAACTCATGCAACAACTCACTCATGGAGACTATTAAGAAGTGCGGAAGATCCTGAAAACAATGATCTTACAGCAGCTTTTTGTACCCTAGAAGTTGTTCAAAACTTGTCCGAATTCGTCGGAACTGGAACATAATAGGAGCATAAAACTATGGCAATATCAAGAGCACAGCTAGTCAAAGAACTAGAACCAGGTTTGAATGCACTATTCGGCCTGGAGTACAAACGGTATGAAAATCAGCACGCTGAAATTTATACTACAGAATCAAGTGACAGAGCTTTCGAAGAGGAAGTTATGTTATCTGGATTCGCTAACGCACAAGTAAAAGTGGAAGGATCTGGCGTATCATTTGATCAAGCTCAAGAAACTTACACTGCACGTTATACTCATGACACAATTGCTTTAGCATTTGCAATCACAGAAGAAGCTATCGAAGATAATCTCTACGATAGAATTGCTTCTAGATATACAAAAGCTTTAGCGCGTTCTATGTCTAATGCGAAACAAGTAAAATCTGTAACACCTTTGAATAATGGTCTTCCATCAGTGGATACCTTTGATTCAGGTGACGGAGTTTCTCTGTTCTCAACTAACCACACAACTGTTAGTGGAACAGCGGTTAAAAATACTTTAACTACGCAAGCAGACTTAAACGAAACATCACTAGAGCAAAGTCTAATCGACATTGCTGGTATGACTGATGAACGTGGATTGAGAGTGGCAGCTAGAGGGGTGAAAATGATTATCCCTTCAGCTAATCAGTTCAATGCTGAGAGATTGATGAAATCTCCAGGCAGAACTGGAACAGCAGACAATGATATCAACGCTGTTGTATCAATGGGAATGATTCCTCAAGGATATAGAGTGAACAATTTCTTAACTGATACTGACAGTTGGTATATTATTACTGATGTGCCTAATGGTATGAAATTATTTCAAAGAGCAGCTTTAAAAACTGCTATGGAAGGTGATTTCGATACTGGCAACGTTAGATACAAAGCTAGAGAAAGATACTCATTTGGAGTATCCGACTATAGAGGTATCTTCGGTGTTGAAGGTGCGTAATAACTAATTAATGAGGCCGGACACAATTCGGCCTCATTTTAAATATAGAAAGATAAAATGAAAAAATTCCTCATAAATATTTGGGCATACGATTATCATGCTAAATTTGAAGTTTTAGCGGAGGATAATGCCCTTTCCATTGAAAAATCTATCCTTGACAAATTGGGAGAAAAGAGTATAAAGTGGGAATCAACGGGAATGTATAGAGATATTCCTAAAAGAATAACCTATGAGGAGGTTATAAATGACACAAGACCTATACAATACAAAGAGGTCCTTGGAGTTAGAGTGGCAACAGGAGCATCTGAAGGAAGGTAGATATACTTTGCATATGGGACATATCGACCAAAAAATTCGGGAAATTATTAAAGAGATTGTTGCCAAAGAGTTTGAAGAACAAACGCTTCAAACCAAAATAGACGAGGCCAAGGCCGAAGTTTCGATAGCCACTTAAGCGCTATCAAAAATCAATTTTTTTCCTAGGGATCTCTTGCACTTTATTTAAAAATAGAGTATAGAAAAATCACTATACAATTAATTAAGAACATAGACGAGTATAGTCGACGGCCTAGAGACTATGTTCAAAAACTAGGAGGATAATTATGGCAAAAACAACTTTTTCAGGTCCAGTAAGATCTGAAGATACATTTAAGACAGTCAGTAAAGCGGCATCTACTGGAACGATTACTGAAATCATCACTTTGGGTGATGGACCTGTCACATTAGGAGATGAAGATAAAACTCTTACTACTGCTACACATAGTGGAAGAACACTTGTAGTTCCAGCGATCACAGCAAATAGAACGATTACATTACCATCACCAGTTGCTGGTGCACACTTTAAATTTATTTATGGTGGCGCTGCAGAAGAAGCAGAAAACATTATCTTTGATACAGGTGCTAATGCTAATTATTTCATTGGCGGTATTGTTCATGCAGATTCAAATGCTGATAATGTAACTATTTATTCTGATGGAAACTCTAACTCAAAATTAACTCTTACAGACTTCGGTGGTATGGAGATTAACATTTTAGCTAAAGATAGTACTAACTGGCTAATTTGGGGTTACTCAGAAGGTGCAGACGCGCCTGCATTTGCAGATCAATAATAAATAAACTCTTCGGGTGGAGTGTAATGACTCTACCCCTAGATAAGGAGGAATAAAAATGGCTGATGCAGTATTAAACCAAACACTTTATCAGGGTACAAAAAAATTAATCACACATTATCAAAATGTTTCTGATAATTCTGGAGGCACAACTACAGTAGTTGATGTTTCTGGTCTAGATAAAGATACATTAGGAAATTCTTGTGCAACAGTTACATTAAACAAAATATGGTTTAGTGTATCTATGACAGCAAAAGTAGACGCCGTAAAATTAATGTGGGATGCAGATACTGATGCATGCTTTTTAACTGTAGAACAAACTGGATTTTTAGACTATGGCTCAATTGGTGGTATTAAAAATAATGAAGCTACTAATTTCACTGGAGACGTTAAAATCGTTATGCCAGCTTGTACAGCTAATGATAGTGCTACAATTACATGCGAATGGCTTAAGAATTACTAGGAGGTAGCATATGGCTAATACTACTTCTGGAACAGTAACGTTCGACAAAACATTTGCTGTTGATGAAATTATTCAAGAAGCTTTTGAGCGAATTGGTATTTCAACAGTAAGTGGTTATCAATTAAAAACAGCAAGACGATCTTTAAACATATTATTCCAGGAATGGGGTAATCGTGGCTTACATTATTGGGAAGTTGGAGATACTAATATAGATCTTGTTGAAGGCCAGGCAGAATATATTTTCTACAGAGCTACAGGTGATGGAACAAGTGCTACTACAGCAGGTGGAACAACTGGAACTTCTACTTATGGAATTTCTGATGTTTTAGAAGCAACATACCGAACAAATAAAGGTGAAACAACTCAATCTGATTCAGCATTAACTAAAATTACTAGAACAACTTATTCTGCTCTTGCAAGTAAATTATCTAAAGGAACCCCTTCACAATATTTTGTTCAAAGACTTATAGATAAAACAACCGTTACATTTTATCCAACACCAGATTCTACTGCAGCAGCAAAATTTGTTCATATGTTTTTTGTAAAAAGAATTCAAGATGCAGATGCAACATATACAGATGCAACAGATACTCCATATAGATTTATACCATGTATGGCTTCAGGTTTAGCTTTTTATTTAGCTCAAAAATTTAATCCACAAATAGTACAACAAATGAAATTGTTGTATGAAGATGAATTAGCACGTGCACTAGCAGAAGACGGATCTGCAGCAAGCACTTATATAACTCCGAAAAATTATTACCCGAATATATAATGGCATACTCAAGAGGAAAATACGCACAGGCAATATCAGACAGATCAGGAATGGCATTTCCATATAATGAAATGGTTAAAGAGTGGAATGGAATGTTTGTTCATATCTCTGAATATGAACCTAAACAACCACAACTGTCCCCTAAACCACATGGTGGAGATGCACAAGCTTTAAGAAATTCAAGAACAGATAGAACAGAAAAGGATGTTTCATCATTATTGATCCATGATCCGTTTACCACGTACGCGGCTTCATCAGGCATAATTAATGTTAATACTCCAAATCATGGATTAACGAATGGAGATACTTATAGATTTAGAGGAACGCCAA